CTTTCGGCTCACTCTTGTCCGCGTCTTCGTCGGTCTTGGAATCCGTCTCTTTTTCGGCCTGATCATCGGCTTTCGCCTTGTCGGCCTTGCCCTCGTCGTCGGCCTCGTCTTCGGGGGCGGCCTTGTCTTCGGGGGCGGCCTTGTCCTTCGCCTTGCCGCTCTTGAGCCGTGCGTCTGAGGCGATCTTGGAGCCTTGCTCCTGCGACACGCGGTCATCGTCGTCGCTGTCTTCGATTTCGGGCTGATCGAGGCCACCGTCATCATCGTCGTCGGGTGTGTCGATGCCCTGCTCCTGCAGCGCGCGCCGGATCACGTCGGCGGTTTCGTCCTCGTCGCGGTTTTCATCCGTGAAGATGTCATCAAATTCCTGATCGGTCTTGTCGGCGGTCATGTCATGCTCCGGGTTTGGGGTCGATGACTGGCATCGTGACCGCCCTGCGCCGCGCTGTGCGGCAAATCAGGTGTCGGTGCGGGTCTGGGCGGCGATCGACAGCGAGTGCGCCTGCTGCGCCTTGCGCGCAAAATTTATCAGGCTGGATCGCGCTTGGTGCCGGGCCTTTGCGGCATCGGCAGGCGCCGTGCGCAGCGCAATGGCTGCATCCAGCGTCGTCAGTAGCTGCCCGGCCCGCCGGTTCAGCGTTTCACGCAACCGCCGTTCTTCGCTGGTCTCGCCTTCGCGCGGCGACAGGATGTCGGCGGGTTTCTTCACTTGATTACCTCCACGCCGCCCATGTCGACCTCGCCGCCATCGCTCAACGAGGAATCGTCGCCCACGCGCTCGGGGTTGGTCACGTCGAACCCGGCCCGATCGCTGAGATAATCGGTGTCGGTCTGCGAAATGGTGCTGATCAGCTCGGCAATCTCGCGCTCTTCTTCCTTCTGCGCGGTCCAGTGCTCGTCGGGCTTGGTCACGCCCTCGTCGTATTCCGCCAGGTCGTGCTTTTCCATGTAGTTGCGCTTGGCGCGGCGATCCCCGATAACCTCGGCATTGTCCGTCAGCCCCGTTCGGAACGGCGTGAACGTGGGCGCAAGTTGCGGCGTGTCCAGATCAGGGTTGCGCGGTGGCGCAGGCGGCCGGCAGTTATGCGGGACGCGCCCGCGCGGATGCCAGCCGCCGCATGTCCGGCACTTGCGGTAGGCGCCCGGCCGGTCCTCGCGATCGGGGGCACCGAAGATGCGGGCGTGCTCGTCAGGATCAGCGCGGTAGAGCAAGGTCAGGCGCCCTCCACCGGCTCATAGGTCTCGGCAAAGATGTCGGGCTTGCACGGGTAGAACTGGCGATCCTCGGTCGTGAACGGCTCCCTGATGATCCAGTCGCCTTGCCGGGCCTTCATGCTGCCCTCGGGCGTGTCGATCAGGATGCAGTGTCCGTCGACCGCATCATTGACGATCCGACCATTGCACCAGTTGGCAATGTTGCCGAACGGGATCCATGCCTCTTGGTCCTCGGCTTTGGCTGGCACTTGCTGCGCCTCAATCACGACGGGCTTCTTGCGAAACATCGGCATGGGGTCAGCTTCCTTGTTGCTGAGGTTGCGGGTCTGGCGTGGCGGCGTCCACCATGCCATCGGCAGCGGTCTCCACCAAGGATCCGCCGATCTTCATGCGTTCGATCTTTGTCTCGTGCTCGCGGTCGGCCTGCGCGTCCTGCAGGTCCATCTGCTTGAGCGCCTGGTCGACCTCGGCCTTGATCCGGGCGACCTGCACTTGGGTATCTTCCGGCTGCTCGCCTTGCGGCTTGTTGGGCAGCGAGGAAATCATCGCCTCCAGCGTGCGCGACTTGGGGAAACCCCGAACACCGAACAGAAGCAACTCCTTCATGGTCTTCATGTCGAATTGCCCGGTCTGCATCATCGGGCCGAGCTGCTGCACGAACTGGCTGAACGCGCTCAGGAACTCGATGCGCGCCTCTTTGTCGGCCTGTTCGTCGGCCAGCACCGTGGAATCGGTTTCGATGGAAAGCGTCACCTTGCGGCCATAGTCGGCCCGCAGACGCTCATGCACTTCCTCGAAGCTGGTCTCGGGGATCTCGATTTCCTCGGGTTCCTCCGGCGGGGGCGGCATCGGGCCCCGCATCTGCCCCTGCTCCACGGCCTGCGCATATGCCTGGTAGACCTGCATGGTCTGCGCGAACTGCGCCTGCTGCTGCTCGGCCTGCATGGCGATCGCCTCGCGCTCGGCCTTGGTCATTGGCAGGTCAAGGCTGGTGATGTCGGCAATGGTCTCCGTGTCGAAATGCTCGAGCGCAATTTCGAGCATGATCCGCAGGTGATCGCGCGCAAACTCGGCCATGCGCCGTTGCCGATCGCTGAGCCGCAAGCCGGCGTACTGGCCCTTGATCCGTTGCGCGGTGGCGGTCTCGCTCGGGTCCGAGGTAGCGCGCATCACGTCCGACACGCCCGACGCCTCGAACATGGCCTCCTTGGACTGGTCGCGCATCGTGATCAGCGCCTGCGCGGCCTTGATCATCGCCTCGATGGGCAGCCATTGGATGAGCGAGCTTGTCCCGCCCTTCTCCATGAACTGAATCCACTGGCTGACCGGGATCATCTGGTTGGTGCCGTCGAGTAGCTTTTTCACCTCCTGCTGCATGTCGCCGGGGAACAGGCCGGATACCGACAGGGCATCAAGGATGGTCTTGAGCTTCTTGGTCGCCGTCTCGACCTCGGTGGCGCGCTTCTCGTAATAGCGGATGTCGGGGCGCGGCGTCAGGCTCTGGCCCTTGGTTGTCGCCAGCAATGGCCGCGGCACGGGATAGAACTTCTCCAGCCCCAGCGGGTCGGGCTGCCGGTCAAGCACGCTCTCGGTGTATCCCTTGGACCACCAGATGACCTCTTGGGTGTCCTTGCTCCATATCTCCCATACGGACGTGGTGTCGAACGGGCTCGATGTGGGCGTGCCTGTCTCGCCATCGGCGGTGATGCTCGCCATACCGCGATCGGCGTCCTCGTCGGACAATCCCCGCTGCGCGTCCTTGAGACCGGCAGAGTCGAAGCGCATGGCGGCGGCGATGTCTTCGCCAAACCGCTTTTCAACCTGCGTGCGCGTCATGGGCACTTCGAAGGCGATCCACGGCATCTGTTCCCAGCCGGCGGTCGGCGCAAACAGCATGCGGCGCCACTCAAGCGCCCGGGCCGCGACTTCCTCGTGCGTCTTGACCTCGACCTCGACCGGCTGACCGGTCACCGGGTCGATCGACTGCACCATGCCGAACTCGGCCTTGTAGAGCGCACGGGCCTCGCCCCGGCCGGCGATCAGCCAGTCATCGCGTGCCTGGAACATCGAAACATCGAAATCCGTGGTGTCGAGGATCCAGTCTGCGAGGCGCTGCCCGACCTCGGCGGCCATCAGCGCCGTCTCGTCCACCTTGCCATCGCCGTAGAACCGGCGGCGCACGATCGGCTGCGGCGTCTCGGAGTAGATCAACGGGCGCAGCACGTCGATCGTGGCATGGATCAGCGCCGTCTTGTCGTTGACGCGGTTCTCTGTTGCGCCTTGGTCGGGGTCGCCCCCGCGGCCCGGGTCGTTGTCGGGGCCGAAATACAGCCGCTCGCAATCCTGAGCCTCGACGCGCCACCTGTTTTCGTGGGTCAGCGCCGACTTGATTTGCCCGTCCCAGAATGACCAGCTTTCATCCGGGCCCCGATCCTCGGCGTCCTCGGCTGTCTCGGGCTCACCTTGTGGCCCGCCCTGCATGGGCTCGTAGGCGACCACCTCGGAATCGGATCCGGGTCCGCCTGCGGCATTGGCCGGGACAATATTCGGACGGTCAGGCATGGCACCTCTGCGCACGGTTCGTTCAGCACACATTGACCTGCCTGCGCGATCATGTGCGGCAAACCCTACGGATCATCCTGTCGCCGCCGCTCTTTTTCGTCGTGCTGCTCCCACAGATCGTCCAGCGTCTCGCCGGTATGCGGGTCACGGCGCGGTTGATCCCGGCCTGCAATGATCTTGTCCAGCATGCGCCCGAACAGCGTGGCCGCGTCCACAATGTCGTCATGCCGACCTGCCGGAAACTGCAACAGCTCCTTTTCGAACGCCTCGACCAAAGCCAGGAATGATCCGTGAATTTCGGTTTTGCGCGGCATGAACACCTTGCCCATTTCCATCATGCCGAGAAGGGCATGCGCGCGCTGCTCCTTGCTGGTGCCGCTGTGCAACTGAACGCGCGAGACATAGACTTGCTCCTTCCGCATCATCATTTTGAGGAAAGGGCCGACGCCCTTGATGATCTGCCCGGATTCCTCGCCAGCGCGCAGGGGCTTCCACTTTTTGCAAAGCCTGATCCATTCGCGAGCCCATGTGTCGGCGCTTGACCGGCCGCGCCAGCCGTCGAGGAGGTAGACGTTCCAGTCCTGGTCAACACCCCATACAAGATGCACGGTGTAATCCGGATCGTTCGCGCCCGCTTCCTCTGTCACCGCGTAGTCGCTTGAGATGTAGACCTCGAGGCCGGTCAGATTGAGCGTGCCGGGGCTGTATTGCGTCTCGAGGTGATGTGCCTGGAACATCAAGCCTTCTTCGGGGCTCGGTCGCTGCTGGAACAGCGCGGACCAGACCCATCCACCGCGCTTGCGCATGCCGCCCAGCTTTGCCTCGCTAAACTGGTCCGGCCACAGCCATTCGCCGGGCGCGCGGCCCATGGGATCGTTCTCGTGCTCGGCCACGGCAGGCAGGGACAGCACGTACCATTTCTCCCCTGTCTCCCGGTCTCGATACCATCCGGATTGACCGTCGTAATTCTCGGGCAGGATCCGGCCTGCGGGATCGTCCTGGTGCCAGCGCGTGAATACCATCAGTTGCTTCGCGCGGCCCTGCAATCGCGACAACAGGTCGGTGCGGTACGTGTCCCACGCCTCGTCGCGCATGTGTGGTGATAGCGCGATTTTCCGGCCCTTGATGATGTCGTCCATAAAGAGCCACTCGGCCGGGTTGCCGTGCTGGTTGCCGCCGAACATGCCGAACGCATTGTATTCCCCGCCCTGCGGTGTGGCAAACGCCTGCTTGGCGGCGGTGTCGCCTGCCAGCGTGACCTCTGGCCATGGCCATTGCGGGCTTCTGACCAGGTTGCGCACCTTGCCACCGATCTTCTGCGCATATCGGTCAGTGTGAGCCACGGACATGATCGGCGTTTGCGGGTGGCGGCCCATGATCCACGAAGGCATGAGGATCGACGCGCCAAGGGTGTTGTGCGTCGGCACCAACTTGCGCCCGGCGAGGTAAAGCCCATCCGGTGCCGATACCGATATGCAGCGACATGACTTCGGCGCAACGCGCTCAATCTTCTGAATGGTGACGGCGCGGCGCATCGCGATCTTGATGGGGCGTTTGCGTTCGAGCCTGCACAGCAATGGCTCATGCGGCTGGAATCCCACTGTATACACCCGCTTGCGCGTCACCACCTTTCGCGTGCCAGCGTCACCCCAATTCGCGAATGCCGTTGCGCCCGGCGCAGCCTCTGTGATGTAGGGCCGGTATCCAAGGCTTGCGGCCAGGTCGTGAATCCCTTGCGCCAGACGCGGGATGGACGAGACGATGCGGCAGCGGCCCGTGTCACGCTCGCAATGGCCGTCAGAATCCATGAGCCCGGCCAGCAATTGCTTGCGCTGCTGGCCGCTCGCCGTCATCCATCTATCCGGGATGTGCTTGTCGCCGAACACGCCCTCGGCCTGCAGGTCAGCCCGCAAAGGCGATATTCCCTTCGCGTGCAGGTCGCGGCGCGCTGTAGAGAAGTCCAGCGTCGGTACGCCCGTGTCTTTGTGCCAGAACGTCCGGTTGTGCGCGTAACCGTCGGCCTCAACAGCCTTTAGAACGACGGGCATGTCCTCGGGGCAGAGCGTCAGACGCGGCGCTTTGGATGAGCCGTCTCCAAGCCAGACGCCAAGCGTGTAGGGCTGCACATGCGTCTTGATCGCCTCTCCGTCGATCCCGTAACAATCCGGCATCTGCCAGCGATATCGACCGCCGCGCTTACCTGGCGCACCGTTTGCCATCAGGCCACGAGCCAGGATCTCGCCCGTGGTAAGCGTCTCCCATGTCTTTCCACCGGGCGGCAGCGACCCGACTTTGCGCCTGTACCGATCGGCACTGGATTTCCCGCGATCCCATACGGTCCACAGGTGTCCCTCGTCGCACTGGATTTCCTCGCCGTTCGAGAATGTCACCAGAAGGTCCGATTGCCCGGGCGGGTGGACTGCGGCCACCTTGACTGCGTTGCCGCTTGGGTGCCACACCCGATCGCCCGCGCGCAGGTCTCCGTGCGTTGTCCATCCACGGTTTGCGGTCAGCATGGGCGTGTCGTCCGCAAGCCGCTTGATGTGCCGCGGCGGGGCAAAGAGCATCGCCCGGTCGATCTTGTCGTCTTCCATCGCCTGCAACAGCTTGGCGATCTTCTTGAAGTGCGGCGGCGGCATGAAGCCGGTCATGCGCATGTAGTAATGCAGAAAAGACCGCTGGGCGGCCCGGCGGTCCTGTTCCTTGATTATCTCGATGTATTCGGCGTCAGCCTGGCCGCCGTCCATCGTCAGCCGCCCTTCTCCTGCTTGCGCTTGGCCTTCATCCTACACGCATTGGAGCATGTCTGCGCATGGGATCGTGCGATGAACAGAACACCGCATTGCGTGCAGGCATGGACGACACCCCGTACCTCTTGCCCGAAGGTCAGATCCTCAACCTTGGTCGACTTCATCCGAACAAGTCCATCTGGCCGGCGCGCGGGCTGGCGTTGCGCTCGCAGCCGGGGATCACATACTGCTCGCCGGTGGCGGTCAGCTCGGTGCTGCTCGCAGGCTCATCCGCAGCGACGAGGTGCGGCTTGACGATCACGAAGCGGTGTCGCGCGTCATATCCGTTCTGTTCGTAGATATTTTCCATGTCGTTGTCTCCCGGTTGGTGTTCCCCGGCCACGCGCCGGGGCTTGGTGTCAATACTGGCGCGCCAAGAGCGCTATGTCGCGGTCAGTCGCGTGGAGTTTGGTCATGTGGTGCCTCCTTGGCTATTTCAGCCAAGGCTTGCCGCCGCTAAGGTCGGCACAGTTGGCGAATATGCCCGTAAAATCCGTCTCAGACCCGCCAGAAACGTCAATGGTAGGGAATGCGCTTTTCTCCGCCCACTCCTTTCC